GCGGCGAAGGCAGATACGCCGCTTGACGCGGCTGGTGCTGCTGCTGCTACTGGAAAGGCCATTAGAAGCGGTCGATGTCGCCGGGAGTGCCATATAAAGGCATGGGGCGTACGCAAGTGAGTTTATGCCAGAAGTCGGCAATGAAATGTGGTTCATCTTGGACCGCGATGCAGCGTTCGAGTGGTGTTAAGTTTTGGATGAAATCTGAGTTTAATGTTGGAGCTTCGGTGCCGAAGTCTTGTGATAGGTGCCAGGAGTCGAGTGTATCGGGACCGATCGCTGACCGGAAGGATCCGTGTATTTCTGATGATTTATAGCGATATTCGGCGAACCGTTCCTGATAGCCGAAAACTTTAGCGTTTTCTGGTGCTTGGGTTGTACCCGATTGTGCGAAGATTTCCTCCTGAAGTACTGCTTGTTCTCCGATGTGGGAGAGAGCGGGCCAGTAGAAGTCGAGTTTATCGCGACGACGCCACATTTTGTGTACGCCTCGCTGATAAGTTATGTCTGCGCGGACGGAGGCTAGGCCTAGTACCACGCAGTGTTCTGTGAAGGATTTGGAAAATCCGTGATTAGTGAAGGATGCTATGCCGACTCCAGAGAGTCTAGCTAAGTTAGCACCTTCGTCTGCGGCCCCTATATTTGAGGTGTCCGCGGTTGAGTGAATAGGAGAGATGTTGATGGGTGCCGATCCACCGCCGAGATATTCCGGGCGTTGCATTCTGAAGTCGGGGTTTGTCACCTGAAAATGTGCTTTTAAGATTTCAGTGTGCCGAGTTCCGCCTCGTGCATCCCTTTCATACATCTTTTGAATTTGGAATGCTTGGCGCATTGCGTTGATTGTTACTGCGTTTGCTGAGCTAAGGTCGGCGAATATATCTGGCCGACCGTCTGTTGCTCCTGATCCTTTTATGAACCATTCATGGCCGGATATTGCGCCTAATGCAGTTGATTGCGGATATGTGACTGTAGATGTCCCTGCTGTTTCCCAAACGACCTCATCGACCGTTGGATAGTTTTCTGATTGTTGCTGGCGGCCGATGCCCACAACGGGAGCAGTAGTGCCGAGGGGTAGTTCTACTGATTCTCCCTTTTGGGGCCAAGGTAGGCAGGAGGTGAAGTAGTCATGCCGCTTTCCGCGTCTGAACATGAATTGTAGGGAGGTGTCCGGGTCCGGTCCGTCGTCAGTGTCGACGGTTACGGGTGCCTGTAGGTTTTGATCTCGGAACCATTCATTGAATATTTGAAAGTATGCGCGGTGAAAGAGCGCGTTAACTTGCAGGTCAGGGACATTAGGTGGGATGCCGAGGTGGTCCCCTAGTGAACCGACCCCGACACCCCCTGGACTAGTGGATACGGTGGGGATTTCGAAATCCGTTGATGATATCGGCGTGTCTTGCTCGCCGAGCATCCTAACCCAGTTATCCCAGAGTAATCGATTTGGTACCGCGAAGTAAAACGTTTCGAGGTACATATTATCCATTATAGGGTGGATGGGGGTCGCTAACCGGGCAAAGCCGGTTGTACGCAAGTTGAAGGTATCGCCGGGCAGTACTTCGTCGACGAAGATGGGTACCACTTGGTCGATATCGAAGGTTGTTTTTAAGCCGGAGCTTCTGTCGAAGGATGAGCGCTGAATATTTGCCGTGGGGACATTTGAGAATGTGTGCCCCCCGGTCTGGGCATGGCGGGATTGTTGTTTGTTGCTGCTCATTATTATTCACCTGTTTTTTCTAAGATTGAGTGGATACCGGTTTCGGTGGTGTTTTCTTCTTTAAACAGCGGTTCGTCTGTTTCGGGTGTTGATTGAGGTATTTCATGGAATCGGACAACGACAGTGTTCGCCTTTAATGGCGTGAAGGTAGCTGTACTGTCGTCGTACGTTCCAATGTGAAACATAGTGAAGTCTTGCGGATGTCTTCCAACTTCGGTTGTGAGATCGTCGCGCAACTCTGTAGCAGCGCGCAGAGCGATAGCGTGATTAAGGAAGCCCATGGGCCGGTTATAGAGTTCCGCTTTTGAGTCATATATGACATACATATTTACGATTTGCATTAGATTTGATTCCTAGGTAGTTGATTGAGTTTACGCCGCTTGATGTTTTCGCGAACTTTTAACCTGTCTCTTGTGTTATCAGGGTTGTCCGGATCGATTTGATCCAGACGTTTTTGCTTGATGAACATATAATGTTCCTCATCAAGTTCGTTATAGAGGCGGTCGTAGTATTTTGGTGGTGGCATTTTAATGCCGTTCATTGTTATAAAACCTTTATCGAGGTCGGTTTTATATTGCTCGAACCATTTCCGGGCTATGCCGGGGTTAGATGATTGAGTGGTGAATTCTGGCTTCAGTTGCTCGATTTCGCCGGTTGCTCTGTCGAAGGTTTCGTAGTGTTCTTCAGCCTCATCGCCGTTGATTTTTTTCATACAGTAGCGAGCTACGTAGGCGGCAGATTCGAAGGTTAGTTCTCCGATTGTGGTGATTCCCATCCCCCAGGTATCGTCGAGTATTTTGGAGTTATACAAGATATCTCCAGTGAGGGTAGTTTGCGCTTCGATTTTGTCGGCGAAGTCTAGACCGAACAGAAGCGCGTGATAGTGAGGGCGGCCAATAGTTTGTAGTGAATTGGTGTCCTGATTTTCCCCGTATTCCCCGCACATAAAGTACCGGATTTTCCGGGGGTGATATTTTTTTCGGAGTCGCTTCATGAATTTTTGCCAATCTTGAAGGCGTAAAGATTGGTTTGTGGGGAGGTGTTCTGATGAGTACGTTAGGGTGATGAAGCAGTTTTCCGAGTGTAGGGTGGATTCGTGTACACAGCGCATCGCCCATTGGCGTGATCTTTCGAGACGACAGCCGATACATTGGCCGCAAGCGAGTTTGATAGGATCGTCGATTTGGGCGAGTTTCTGTTTGAATACCACTGGATATTTTCCGTTCAGGTTTGGCGATTTTGCGCGCCAACCTTCTAGCGGATAGTAGCAGGGCATTGAGCATTAAAGCCGGATGCCGCCACGCATAGCGTGAGATGAACCGTTGTTCCGTGGGTTCACTGCGTTTACTGTTTTTTTGAAGAGTCTTTTAGACTTTCGTTTTTGCATTTTTTTGCGTCGCATATTGTGCTCCGTTTTTGTTGTTTGATTTGTTACGTGACACTATAACACTGATTTTTGCTTTTTGTCATTTTTATTTGTCATTTTTCGCTTTTTTTGTGTTTTGGTGTCTCGTAGACCAGTTACATCAAGTAGAGTACTGGTCTGTTTGCCCTTTTGGGCATTTTGTTTCGGGCATAAAAAAGGCGCCCAGAGGACGCCAGTTTTATTCCCGATGGGTTTATTCCTGCATAGGATCGCCCTGTGGGGGATTTAGGAGCGGATTGGTATCCGTGGCAGGGGTAGGGATAGAATCCGGTGGTGGAAGATGTGAGGCGTCTAAGCCGTATTCTTCTATTTGTGCCCGATTCTCGGGGTTTTGCATGAAGTTGATGAATGTTTGTGCGTCGTTGTCCATATCTGTGCGGATATGAGCCGGGACGGTTTCGAACATTGAAGCTGCGTTTGCGATGATATCCTGAGCTTCTTTGTATTCGGGAGCGCCTGAAAAGTCGCCGTAAGTACCCTGGAATTGGTTGACGTGGGTGAGTACTCCCGCTTTTTTATACTTCTTCATTATTTGGTGGATGTCGCAGGAATCCTTGTGTGATTGTTCGGCCATATCGGGGGCATCGAGATGGCCGGATAGGTCGATCATGACGCGGCGGCGTTCGTTTGGGTTTGGTTTAAACATTTTATTTTCCTCTGTAGAGCATTGCGGCAGCTTTTGCTAATGCCGTAAATACGTTTTTGGAGCCGGATGAAGTTTTATCTTCCAAGGTACGCATAAATTTTGCGTCCTGTCCGGTCATGTATTCGTTATGTTCCGCCGTTTTTGCGTTTGCCATGTTCATGCGGCGGAGTTGTTGAAGGTTTCCGACTTCGGCTGCGGCTTTTTCGCCGAGTTCCCAAGTCGTGCGAGTATTCGCGTTTAGGTTTTGGAGTTGGCTTTTTATCATGCTTATTTCTAGCGCCTTGTTGCCAACGTCTTTTGCTGTGTTTTCCATTCTCGGAGCTTGCCCAGTGGGGGTAGATGCTCCTCCTCCGCCGGTGGCGGAGAGAACGGGATTTAGCCCTGCTGCCCTAAGGTCAGCGACTTCTCGCTGATGGGCAGTGTTTGACATACGTTCTTCGAATCGCATGGCTTCACGGGCTATTTTTTTAGTTGTTTTATTTGCTTTTCCTCCGCCTAGTACGGAGGTTAGAGCGCCGAGGCCCCCTACAACGTAGGGGGCTGCTCCGGCGGCGAAGGCAGATACGCCGCTTGACGCGGCTGGTGCTGCTGCTGCTACTGGAAAGGCCATTAGAAGCGGTCGATGTCGCCGGGAGTGCCATATAAAG